ATGACCCGCTTGAGGTTCGGAAGTTCCTGGGACCAGACGGCCTGGAGCTCACCCACGCGGGACTGCTCGCCGACATCGGCGAGTTCCCGGTTGGCGATGCGGGCAGGAACGGCGGCACCGATGGAGTCGAACACGATGAGGTCTACGCCGGCGGCGGCGTAGATCATGGCGAGCTTGACGCCATCCTCGAGGGTGTTCGGCTGGGCCAACTCGAACTTGTCGGGGTCGGTGATGGGCACACCCAGAGCCGCAGCGTAGTCGGGAACGATATCGTTCTCCCAGTCGATGTAGAGGACCGTGCCACCGTTCGCACACGTCGTCGCCGCGGCGGTGAGGGCGAGGGTCGTGTTGTGGGTCACGAACCCGTTGGCGTTGAACGAAGCCGACTCTGACATGGAGAAGTCGAACGTGGGTTCGGGCTCATTTTCCTCAAGAGACTCAACACGGTCGTAGTAGTAGTGGGCCTCTTGGATCTCATGGAGGCGACGGAGAAGCAACGGATCCCCGTTGTCTCCGAATGCCTCTAGGATCTTGCCCAGCCGGTCGTAGGTCAGAGCGGCACGGGGTGACGGATCCATGTAGTCAGCCACCAGGCGGTTCAACTCCCGGTTGGTCTCAGCCGAATCATAGAGGTCACGAAGAAGACCTCCAAGGTTGGGGACGGAGTCGTGGTTGGTGGAACCGCCCTCATGGGGGGTGCAGAGGAGGGCTTCGTACTGGCCCATGCGTTGTACTGAACGGGTGCCGATCTGTCGGATGAATGACCGGGCCTCGTCGCCCGACAACGTCATTCGCCAGTAGGTGTTGTCCGGGTATGCCTTGACCTTCTTCTCTCGCAAGAGAGACACGATCCCGAACCGGAGTTGGAGCAGGACCTTGATGTCGTCCAGGAGCTCGCGGCTGGCGGATGAGACCTCGATGCAGGTCTTCTCCACATCGACTGAGCACTCACAGTCGAAGTACCCCTGGAGTGCATTGGTCAGGGGTTCGTTGGCCAACGAACGAATGCGAGGACCCACGACCTTGGTGGGGCTGTTGCAGGGTTCCCACCCCCACGTCTCGTAGAACGCGGTGACGTTCTCCTTGCTGTTGTAGTGGTGGAGCACGGACTCGGGGCTGTCGCCGTTGGGGTAGGTCTTGGGGGACACACCCAAGACCTTGGTACCAGAAGCGGTGAGGAACGTCTTGATGCTGGAGTCATCGTTGGTGACTTCGATACGATTGTCCGCAAGGTGCCCATCAGCCAGGATCAGGCCCGCCATGTAGGCTGTATCGTTGTCCTCTTGGATGAGGTTTTCCCCGTCAGGGACGACGGATCGTGCCGCCACCATGTAGTCCCCTTCCTGAAGATTGCGGGTCTCCTTCCACACCCAGGTCCCACGGGGACTCATCACCAGGTGGGGGTGGTTGCTTGTCGACCGCACTTGACCACCGGAGGACGTCCGCGTCGTGAAAGTCGTCTTCCGGTTGTTGTGGGTGAAATGGGTGGTGTTCTCAACCTTCCCGTGACGGTTGTACAACGGGAACACCATCTCCGTGGTGCGGCTGGTGCAACTGGCCACCAACCCTTGACGCTCGAACACCTCCCCCACCGTGAGGAGGCCCCAAGGTGTAGCGACACGGGTGTCTGCAGGGACGCACTTACCTGCGGACTCGTGACCCCAAATCTGGGCGACACGACCACGGGGAAGGCCCGGACAGGGACGGACACCTTGGCTGTTCAGTTCACCGCCGATGAGGAAGTCGATGATGAGCGACCCCGTGGGGAGGTGGGGTAGGGACTCGATGAGGGCGTTGGGGTCGAGGGAGACCCGCCACTCCTTCTCGGGGAGGGTGCCGGCCTTGTTGGCGGCGGCACGGGCAAGGGCCATGATGCCCGTCGTGCTTCCGGGCTTCTTGGCCGGGGCCTTCTTGGCCGGGGTCTTCTTGGATGAGGTTCCAACTCTGGGCATCGTCTACGTCTCCTTGGTCACGTCGGACCACATGAAATATCGTTCATCTTCGCGGTACATCACCCCTTTTCGCTCAACTCGACCCGCCTTCTTCCCTCGGACATACCGCTTGATGTCCAGGAACATTTTCCGTTCACGGGGGGTGAGGTCGCGTTCCTTGATCTGGTCATCGTGGAGTTGCCAGAACCGTGCGGCGAGGCGGCCCACCAGGTAGGCGTCGGCCTCGTTGTGGTTCCACCGACCGCCGCCGGTGTCCTGCTTGGCGGCATCGACCATGTCGTTCTTCATCATCTTCCAGCCTGCGGGTCTCTCTAGGGAGTCACGGGCGTGGGCTTTCACCTGCCCGGGGGACCAGAAGACCACGTTCTGACCCTCGAGGCGTAGGGCCTCGCAGGTGTACAGGAACAGGCCATACATGCCCTCGGACCACAAGTTGTTGAAGACCGGGAACTCAAGGCCCATGTGGTCTGGGTTGACCTCACGGATGAGTTCGCGAAGGCGTTCCCGCATCTCAACATAGCGGTCGATGAACAACATCTTCGATGAGGTTTGGAACCGCCCCCGGCGTACACACCGGGAACGGTCCCCAACCTCGTGGGACGTGTCGTGGACCGCCCACCCGAAATTGGTCAAGCTCGGATCGAGACCTAAGCAAATCACAGGTTTTCCTTTCTTTTCAGCCAAGACTTGCGTACAGCCTCGGACCTCCTGCGACGCTCCTCTGGAGACATGTTTCGAGGACCCTTAGAAGACTCCGACATTTTTCGCCGGGACTCCTCAGTGTGCTTCCGACCCTCAAAACTCGGAGGTTGAATCCCTTTGGATATGTGGGCTTCACTGATCTTGGCCCGGGTCTCCGCAGAACACTCCCGCTGCCCCGCTTCAGCGATCTTCGCCTTGGCCGTAGCAGTGTGTGTCCAACCCGCGTTCTGCCGATTTCTCTCGGCAGTGTAGGGCCGCTTTTTCCCCCGATTCCCCTGGGCAATCTTCTGGCGAGTCTCCTCCGTCATGGGGGTTTCTTGATGGCGTCGTGTCTGAGCCTCCGACAGGCTCTTGCAGTGTTCGGGGGTGAGAGGGATGCCCTTCTTCCGGGCAGACATCTTGGCCTTGCTGGCTTCGGTGTGGGTTCGCCCCTCCATCGGGGGGGCCTCCGCCAAGGGCTGAATGTTGACGCACCCCGGGTTCCCGAAGTTCGCTTCCAACCACACCTGCTCCGCGAGAATCCGGCCCGCAAGGTCGGGGATGACCTCGAGGATCTCGGGCTCAAAGCGTTGGTGTTGGTTGAAGACGGCTTGCATGTGGGGGTTCTTGTGTGTCCCATTCTTGAGGGTGCGAAGGTGTTCGTACCACCGACCACGGAAGCTCTTGGTGCTTCCGCCGTAGTGGTGCCGCTCCGACAGTCGGATGCGGTAGATGCCGCCTTTGCCTCGCGGCGGACGGGTATAGGTCACTTGCATGACGACCTCCCTACAGGTTGTTGTGCGGATGGTGGGCATTGGCGTGCCCACCATCCACTCCCCATAGGGAAATCACCGGTTAGTCAGAGAGGGATCAAGGCCGAGGACAATCACCCTCCCTCCCTCCCCGCTACTCGTCGAGGAGGTTGTCGAGGAGACCGTCGACGTTCTCCGCCGCACCACCCGAGGTGGGGGTGGCAGCAGAGCCGCCCATCTTCTCGCGGATCTTGTCCAGCGTGAGGTCACGGGCCATGTCGGAGCGGAGCACCTTCTCGGCGGCCTCCACCTCGGCCAGGATGGTCTTGCGGATCTGGGTCGACTTCTCGTTGTTGGCTTCGGCGAGCTTGGCGAACAGGCTCTCACGGCACGGGCTCAGGTCCATCTTCTGGTACTGCGTGTCGGTGCAGGTGACCGTCAGATCGAACTCGTGGAGGGGGAACTGCTCGTTGCGGCGGGCGAGTTGCTCGTACCGCTCTGCGGAGAAGACCCAGGGCTTGACTTCCCAGCCCTCACCGCGACCGAAGGCGTCCTTGTTCAGGCGACCGTTCTTGTCGGTCGGCCACACGATCAAGATGGTCGCGACAGCCTGCTTGGGTGCTCCGCCTGCGATGCGGGCGAACTCAGGTCCCTTGTGGAGGAAGTACCCAACACCCTGGACGTAGTGGCGTTCGCAGCCGGTGAACAGGCACACGTCCTTGCCGTCGGAGTCCTTGCCGACCCACACGAACGAAACGCGGTACGTCTCGCCCTCCTTGCCCTTGAAGCGTTGGGACTTCTTGCCGATGTCCTTGTCGCCCGTTCCGAAGCTGAAATCCTTGAATCCGTCGTCACTCATTGTCGTTTCTCCTTGCGGCACTGGGTCAGATGTCATGGGACTGGTGCCGCTGGTTGGGACGTACCCTTGGGTTTTGGGGGAGGACCCCCCAACGCCCTGGGGCTACGTGAAAAGGTCGATCAGGTCATCCATGTTGTCGTCGGGCGGCGAGAGCTCACCCTTCTTCGTCTTGGTCTTCGGTGGGTCCACCGTGAGTCGACGGAACAGATCATCCACGTCTTCGTCAGTGGTCACGGAGGGCATCGCCTTGGTGGCGTCACCCGTCTCCCCTTCTGGGGAGTCCAAGAGGTTGTCGACGTCAATGTCCGAACCGTCGGCATGACCGTCGGCCATCTCCGCCTTGGCCTCAGCCAACTTGGAGGGTGCCGACCTCAAGCAATCTGGGCACGTCACTCGGGACCAATCACCTGTGTCGTTCCGACCGCCTTCACAGTGTGCCGTCGTAGAGGCATGGTGCAGGGGGCCGTAGTCAGTTGCCTCCTCGTCGTCGGAGTCGTCGGCGTCGTCATCGGCGTCATCGGAGTCGTCGTCGGAGTCGTCGTCGGAGTCGTCGTCGGAGTCGTCGTCGGAGTCGTCGCTGTAGTCTCCGTCTTCTACAGGAAGATCATCCTTCTCGGCCTTGGCAACCAGGTTGAGGATGTCGTCGATGTCGGCATCGTCGGCATCGTCGGAGTCGTCGATGTCGTCGGAGTCGTCGGAGTCGTCGGAGTCGTCGGAGTCGTCGTCGGAGTCGTCGGAGTCGTCGGAGTCGTCCATGACGATGCGGATGGGGGTCATGTGACGGGAAGCAATGGATGTGTTCGCCTGGCGGAGATTGTCCACATCGTCGGAGTCGTCGGAGTCGTCGTCGGAGTCGTCGTCGGAGTCGTCATTGAGGAGGTCTTCGACAGCCAGTTCACCGTCAGACTTGCCGTCGGGCTCCATCCACGACTCATCGCCAGGCATGAGATCGACTTCGGCAGCGTCTTCGATCAGAAGGTCCTGGACCTGTTGCAGGGCATTCCTGTCAGTTCGTGGAGCGTTGTCGAGGTCGGGTGCTTTGATACCAGGTGGAATCTTCGCACCCCAGTGCCGCCCGAGGCCGATCTCCTGCTCACACAGGGACTTCTGGTCCCGGATGCGACCTTGGATGTCCCGAAGGTCAGCACGCTTGGCCTTCACGACCTTCATCACCGCGTCGAGATCCTGAATGGCGATCTCCATCGCCATGATCTCCATCCGCTCATCGCGGAGCTTCATCGTAGCCAGAGCATCACGGTCGCGGACGTTTCGACCCGCTCGAACCTCGGGGTCGTTGGCGAGTAGATCCTGCATCTGGAGATCGAAGTCCAGTTGCTTGGCTCGGTGTGTCCGGGTGTAGAGCTGGAGGTCACGGGAGATGAGCAGGAAGATGCGTTCACACCGCGTCAGGAGCTCACGAGCCTCCGCAACCTTCTTGCGGAGACGCCCTGGGCCGTACTCCATGGGGTCGGAGTCGAGGTGGACCTCCATCTTGCCGAGATCCACGAAGATGGCCTCGATTCGCTTCTCGTCGACGGGGGGAAGTGCTTTGTCGGACACGGGTGGCCCTCCTCAGGTGTGATGGTCGTCACCGTACCGACCGTCGGGTGAACCAGGACCTACTTGGACCCGTTCTCCTTGGAGAGCAGTGCGTCCCGAATGATGCGGGCGTAGTTGTTCTTGACCGCCAGAACGGCGTCGGTGTACTCCGAGTCCGAGATGGCCCCATTGGCTCGAGCCGCTCGGTACGCCGCGATGTCCGCCTGCATGGCGATCACATTGTGTGCGACCGATGCTTCCAGAAGGCTCATCCCCGAGTTGGACTGTTCAAGCATTGACATCATGATGTCGAGGTCTGCACCTGGCCCACCAGCGTCATCTTGGACACTGTTCCAGGCGGCAGCGAACCCCGCGAAGAAGTCGCCTCGGCCAGTCTTGACCGAACGGGTTGCCACGACCTTGGTGACACGCAGGTTGCTCTTCACACGGGCAATGAGGGTCTTGAGTTCGTCGGTCTTCATCGTATCCCTTCCTCTCGATGGGTTCGGGCCCACCTACCCCCTCAAGGGGTCGAGGAACCCCCCTGGAAAGCGATAGCCAGGCGGTCTGGAAACAGCGTATTCCGCACGTCCTCCCTGTTGTTTTCCACAGCCAGCTCCATGGCTTGCTTGTGTCCCACCAGGTAGACCTTCTTCTTGGCTCGGGTGATGGCCGTGTAGAACAGGTTCCGTTGGAGTTGGTGCCCGAACCCTCGGACCAGCGGCATCACGATGATGTCGTACTCCTGGCCCTGACTCTTGTGGACCGTCACGCAGTAGGCCAGGCGGAGGTACTTGCTGGCGGCCTTGAACTCGATCTGCACCTGCACGACGGGTGGGCCATGCAACATGATCTCGATGACCCGGGCCTTCCGGTCGATGCGGCTCACCTTGCCCACGTCACCGTTGAAGATGTTGAGCTTGTAGTTGTTCTTGACCACCATCACCCGGTCACCTTCGCGGATGGTCTCCTGTCCGATGCGGTGCTCCTGGAGTCCAGGGGACTGCGGGTTGAGAACCGTGCGGAGCCGTTGGTTGAGGTTCGTCACCCCAAGGGTCCCTGCATGTCGTGGTGAAAGCACCTGGAACGACTTCACCTCCCCAGGGTCCTTCTGGGTCCTCTGCAACCGCTGCGTTTCCTGGTTCTTCTCGTGCAGCTTCTCGACCAGTCGCGTCACGATGGTCGCGACCTTCTCCTCGTCATGCTCCTCGATGAGCACGAAGTCAGACCCCTTGACGGTACCCGCAACAGGAACCTGCCCACGGAAGGTCGCGTGGGCCGCGAGCACGATGTCGCTGGTCTCCTCCTGCCGGTAGATCTCCATGAGGGTGATGGTCGGGAATAAGCCCGTGTTGATGATGTCCCGAAGCACGTTGCCTGGGCCAACCGATGGAAGCTGGGCTGGGTCACCCACCAACACGATGCGGGTCTTCGGGTGGGTGCTGGTGAGGATGCGGAACAGGAGGTGCTGGTCGAGCATCGAGGCCTCGTCACAGATGACGACGCGAGCCGGGTGTGGGTTGTCCGGTCCGAAGCCCCACGCCTCCCCAGAACCGTCCGACCCATCTGCTGCTTGGGCTCCCCCGACCACACCCGTGTAGTTCGCCTCCCGATCCGACCCCGTGTTCCACCCCTTGGCGTGGAACGCACGGTGGATGGTGGATGCAGGTGCCCGGGTGAGGGAACTCATCCGCTTCGCCGCAATACCTGTAGGAGCACAAAGCAGGAAGGGGATGTCGGCGTCCTTCAGACACGCCACAACAGTCTGGAGGGTCGTGGTCTTGCCTGTACCCGGAAGTCCGGCCAGAACGCTCACAGGGGCCGTCAGAGCGTTCAGGGCACCCCTGCGTTGGTCGGCGGAGAGGACGATGTGGTTGCCCTCCGCCACATCGTTGAGAGCCGCGTCCGCGACAGCGATGTAGTTGTCAGGGTCAGCCTTCCACGCGGCGGCAGCTTGTACACCGATAGCGGACAGTGAGGCCGCATAGGGTTTGAACGCCGCAGCATCCAACGCGGCCTCCAATTTGTCCTCCCCCTTGACCGGGGTGGGGTCGGCCTCAAGAGCTGGCACTGCCGTCGACACGCGGTCGAACAATCGATCGGCACACTCCTGCTCCAGGTGAAGCAACCACGGCTCGTAGATGGCGGTCGTGCCAGGGCGAGTCTTTCGGTCGATGGCGAGGGAGCCTTCCTTGTGGAGATCCGCCAACGCCTTCGCCACATCCGTGTCCTTGACCCCAGACGCGATGGACTGAACCTCGGAAAGCATGTCACCCGAGGACAAGAACAGGTGACCCATCCCTCGACGGTTCTTGGCCGCGTACAGAGCAGCACCTTGGACACGGAAGGGAGACTTGAAATCGAGCCCCAGTCGCAGGGCGACTTCGTCGGCTTGTTCAAACCGGATGCCCTCGATGCGGACGAGTGCCCAAGGGTTCGTGGTGAGGATGTCCTTGGTCTCTTCACCAAACGTCTGCCAGACCTCGCTGACCTTGTGCTTGGGCACCTTGGCGTCAGCCAAGAACTCGAGGGTCTGGAACAGAGCCCTCAACCCCTTCCACTTCTGAACGATGAGGGCGGCAGTGAACGGGGTGATCGCACTCACCTGGGTGAGCTCAGCCTCGTCAGCCCGGTTGAGCACATCGACGAGGTCATCCCCGAACTTCTTGTTGAGCCGCTCGAGGATCCGGTCGGCGACACCGTGGGACTGCAACATCGCGGTGGCCGTTTCGGGCGTCCAGCCACCACGGATCACAGGAGCCTTGGTGATGGAGAGTTGCTTGCCGAACTTCGGGTGGGTCTCCCACTCGGCCTCGAAGCCGAACCAGGAGCCGTAGTCGAGGGTCATGCCCGGAACCATGCCCTTCACGCCGATGGGGCCACCGGGGGCATTGCCGAACATGTCGACCGCGTCATCGTCCTTCGGGTCGAGGACGACCTTCATCACGTAGAAACCATCGTTTTGGAACAGGATCGTGTGAACCCGCCCAGAGAAGTACTCACCCACGTTCGTCTCCCTTGACCGCACGCCCAAGTCCCTCAACGAGGTCCTTCAGGTCTTTCATGCGATTCCCGATGCCCTCGATGGAGTCGAGGTCTCCCGACGCGAGGAGAGCGTCCCGCATCTCCTCGACAGTCATCGCCGTAGCAGTAGCAATCCGACCCCGGTGTCCGAGGAGGGCATGAGACAGCGGAAGCATCTCCTTGCCGCCGTCGGGACGCTCGAGCCACCAACCACCCGACCCCTTGCTGTGGTCGAGGTCGTAGACCAGGAAGCCTTGGCCCGACACGTTGTACAGCGTGTGCGGGTTCTCATGGTGGCCAAACGGACAGTGACCACCAGCTTCCTGCCAGAAGCAAGAGCCCCCACCCCACCGTGTCATGTCTGGTGGGTTGTTCGGGAGTTGGTGGACGGCCATCTGGACCTTCTGACCAATGAACGGCTTGAGGGTCGAGTAGACCGACTTCACGGGCCCAGAGTCGGGTCGGACCAAGAGGTCGTTGAACCCGTCCCGTAGGACACCGTGTGCATCGGGGAATGGCTCCTCAGAGGCATAGAACAGCCCCTCGAGGAGAATGGCATGGAAGTCGCTCATGGGTATGAGATACCCACCCCGAGGGCTTTACGACCCCCTACTTGGCCTCGACACTCGTGTCGCCGAACATCCCGACGAACTGGAGCCCACCAGCGTCCACACCCTCGGACTCTTCCGCGAGCTTGCCCGCCTCCATCGCCAGCTTGTCGAAGTCGATTTCACAGCTTCCACCTGAGATCAGTTTGCACATTGTGATGAAGTGGGTTTGGTCGAATGACCCCTTCATCTTGTTCACATCCTTGTGAAGCCATTGAACATTCCCATCCACGTACCCTTTTGAGCTGTCGATGCGGGCAAGAGACGCCGTCTGTGGTTCGTCGTGGGTCCGCTGGCGGAACACCAAGGGGATCCGCGTCAACGCACACCGCCGATCTTGATCCAAGAACAACTCCCACAGGAGTTCGAGGGTCACGTTGAAAGGCACGACAGTACGTCGACCCTTCAGGCCCTCTGCTGAACGACGGATCTGGCTGAAATACTCCCCGCTGATCTCACCATGACCTGCCCACTGAACATGACGAGAACCGTGCCGAACTCGGTCACACCCACAAGAAGTTGTCGTTCCTCGAACGAGGTGTGTCCCGAACACTTCGGACTCAGCACCACAGTCACACCGACAGAGCCACTTGATGTGTCCATTCCGGTTTCGGGTGGTGGGGTGGAGGGTGCTCAGTTTTCCGAAGCGACTTCCGGCCTGCACACTGGTTCGCCCATGCGGACTCGCCCGGAAACACCCACAGGATTTCACCAGCCCCTTGGCGACTGAGTACCTGTCGATGGATTTCTCCAGGCCACAAGAACACCGAAACACCCACCGCCGACCATTCTCGGGGTCCTGGTGGAGTGCAGTGAGTTGGTGGTAGACATCACCGGTTGTGGTAGCCATGTGGAAGGCTACCACAACACCATCACTTTGCTTCAGGGATGTCCTGCGAATCCACACGACCCATCTCCATGGAGATGGCATCATAATCAATGGTACAGGATCCACCTGAACAAGCGAGTTCCACAGCCCCTTCACCACGGTCCTCCTTCTCGTAGGCGGAGAGAAGGGTGAAGTCTACCTCGGGGAACCACGACAGCCAGTTGTTGTAGGTGGTCTCGTCGATCTCCTCGTAGGGGGCCAACTTGTAGCTGCCTCCGTCGTAGGGCAGGAAGCTGATGCCAGTGATCTCGTCGAAGTTCTTGAAGACCCAGGCTCCGACCGCATCCCACTCGTGGTCCTTCACGTAGATGGTCACCGACTGGTTGTGGCCACGCTTGCCACACCAGGTCTTCATCACGAGGAGGTACCGCTCGAGCATCTGGAGGGCCGTCTCGGAGTTGCGGAACACCGCATCCTCGGGTGCCTTGACCGGGAACTCGGCCACCCAGGTGGGCACGTCCTCGTCTGCCCAGTCTGCGAACTGGTTGTCCTTGTGGACCGGGACCCCTGCGTCGCGAATCAGAGCGAACAGTGGGTCGGTCGCAGAGATGCGAACCCGACGGATGTAGTAGGGGGCGTACCGGGCGTGGAAGCCAGACGCACAGTCGACGAGTTGGCTCGAGTTGCCCGACGGCTTCCCGCACGTCACAGCCACCGGCATGTTGATGCCCAGGAACGCAGACGCCTCAGCGGCTGTATCGAGAGCGACTTGGTTGAAGTACGCCATCGCCTTGGGGTCCTGCGACAGGTGCCGGGCATCACACTGGCCCGTGATGTCGACGCCCAAGAGGCGGTCCTCATCACACGTCTGTGCCCAACCCGGTCGGAGGTAGGGGAAGTGCGTGAACGACGCCTGGACGGCACCGATCCACGTCGCCAACCGCACCTTGGCCGCGAAGGAATCGACCGTATCGCCAGGACGCATCACCGCCGCCGACAAATTGCAGAACTGACCCGAGCCACCCTTGCCCGTCACACCGTCTTCGGAGTCCATGAACCGGAGCCCAATTTCTCCACAGTTGTGAACAACGAGCCCGTTGGCCACGAACGAATGCGTCACAGGGACGGTCATGTCGTACACGTCTTCGGTGCCATCTGGAACGAGTGACTCAAAGCGAGCCGTGAACGGCTCCTTGTAGAACCCCCGCCCTGGACGACCGCTTGCACCCTTCACACCCACAAGAGCCATTCGGGAGGTGACCTCCTCGGTGAGCTTGGCCTGCTTGTCTGTGTGGATGAACCCGATCACCTTGTGGAACTGGATCATGTTGGCCTTGGAGATGTGGAGGTCATGGTCGGCCTCACACCAGTAGCTCTTGTAGCCACCCTTCCCATCAGGAAGGTCTCGGTACCCAGCAGGACGACGCTCCTTG